CTGGAGTAACACTGCCAGAGAATAGCGCGTTGCACGTTAATCCACGGAAGATACAGAGCTTGCCCTGTGCCTTCTGAACACGCCTCGCCGGTTTCTGGATCAACCTGTTGAAAATGGTTGCCAGCCCCCGTAAAGGCCGCATCTCCACTCGCCTGCGCTTGGGCGCGAGTCCCAAGGATGCCGCGAATGACGCGAATGGACGTACCGGACACGGACGAAATCTGCATCGCTTCGTCATTGACCCACACAAACTGTCCAGCCGAAAAATTCGTCCCGGACGCGACCGTAATCGTCGTCTGAGAGTTGTTAATCGCTGCACTGAGGGTCGTGCGTGTCATGTATGTCTGTGCATCAACCTGCTGTGACATGCCCATGAAAAAGCCAGCCACTAGCAGAACAAAGAAGAATTTACGCATCCTACACCTTCCTTTTCTGTTAAGCAGCCGCAATCGCCACCGACCACTCTGGTCGTTGGGTCTTGATGCCATAGAGGACGTCAAAACGACTCTTCCAGATATCGGAATCGCCGTCATACCATTCGATATACCGCAGACCGACACCCGACTGTGAGTCATACTTCATTGAAGCCTGATTCACACCCTTGGGCCGTTCCAGCGGCACGATTGCCAATGCCACAGCTTCTTCGTTGAACGCCACGCCCTGAGAATAGACATTCCCGGTTGTGCCGAACACCGTAATGGCTGCGCCATCCGCAGGCAGTGAATCAACATTCTGGAACCGTTCCCCTGGTCCTACGATGGATGGCGAAATGCTAATCGTCATATCACCGGTCGAGTCACTGACTGCTGTGGTTACGACAAACTGCTGCAATTCTGACAGCGACGCCTTCGTAACCGGATTGACTGCAAAGACGTTTGCAATCGTGAAGCGGTCGCCCACCGTGAGGTTGGACGCGCCACTGGACCAGCCATCCGTGATCAGACTTGATCCCGTTTGACTGGCACCATTGACCAACGGGGTGCCAGCATAGGTGCCGACGGTATGCGTGTAGACGTTCTGGTCGGTATACCAGTTGTAGCCTGCCACATAATCCGCCACCTCTGCCTTGTCGAACACCTCGTTAATTTTACCTTGGCGATGAAAGTAGTCTCTCAACGCAAAGGCAATGTCACCTTCCATCTCCGCATTGACCATCAGATGACGCTCACCATTGCCCCGTGGACAAGTCATGTTCGTCAGCTTGACGCCTGCGTCAATGTAGGTCGCCATCGTGGAGGGAGTCGTTCCCGGAGTGCCAACGGCATTGTAAGTCGCCTTGCTCACCTCTTCCAAGATGTTCGCATCGACTTCATTGGCCAGTCGGACAATCGCAGGCTTTAACACCTGCTGCGTCAAGCTGTTCAAATCCAGCTTGCGCTCCTTTGAGGTCATTGAAAAGTCCACACCTTTTTGCCGATCTAACGTCAGCGTATCGGTCTGCTCTTCAATGTCCTGCCCCGCCCACGCCTGGCCGGTCCGAACGGTGAACTGCGCCGGTTTCCGAATCCGGAGCGAATCACCAATCTGACCACCCTTCGACCCGAAGTCGCCTTCGAGCTTTCGACTACAACACTTAGCAGCATAGAGGTTGTTTTCAAACACATCTAGTGCGGCTAAAGTGATGTCATCTATTGTGGGTAGATTATTCGCCATCACTTACCTTTATTCAAATCCCACCTCAGACGGTCCGTCGTCCGCCGCGCACTCCGTGACGTTTGCGGAATTGAGCCAGAGTTGCCGACTGACTATCGTATGTGGTGGGTGTGGCTGCCGCCCCGACCGGGTTCATCGGCGGTGGCGGTGCATCCACAGGAGTTGATGCAGGGGTCCCAGTCTTCCGTAAGCCTGCTTCCACCTGCGCTTCTATTCTTCCAATCGCTCGAAGATGCGCCTTGAGCGTAGGCTGGTTGTACAAGTCACCGACCGCCTTGGGATGTGTTCCCAAGTAATGGGCCATTTCGTGACCGATGGGCGACGTGAGGAGCGTTTCAACCAAAGGCCGCTGCTTGCCATCGGTGGGCAGCGTTTCATACATTGCGGTATATGCCTGGTCGAAATCGGGAAGCCGTTTGCGTACCTCGTCCAGCTTGCCATCCCAGGTATCCTGAGCCTTCTGGACACTGGCTTCGAGCTGCGCGGTACGATTCGCAGTCGATTGCTGGTCAGTCTGTTTCTGAAATTCCTGTCGGGCGTGCCAGCGGGCATTAGCCGCCGTATACGCCGCATACGGGTCAGGTTCCTGTGAAAATTGTGTCAGTGTGGGTTCCGCATCCTCCGATGGAACCTCCGCCGGAGGCGGTGCCTCGGCAGGTGGAGCTTGGGGTGTCTCCTGAGACTGTTTCGCCAACTGTTCGCGCAACACATGGCGTTCCCTGAGCAGGGCTTCAATCCGCTTGGCGGCGCGTGTCCGACGATCTAAGACGTCCCCGGTATCGGGGTCATAGATATGCTTCGCCGGATCAAGAGTGTCGGCTGCGACCTCGACTGGCTCTTCTGACGGCGGGGCGTCCGCTGTCACTTCTGGAACTGGAGCCTCCTCTGGAGTCTCCTCGACCACCCCGTCCCGTTCGGCTTGTCTCGCCGCACGAAACTCGGCTAAGACGCTCACTTCGGGTTCAGCGGGTTCAGCCCCAGTTGCTTCCGGGGCAACCGGAGGAGCCTCTGGCGTGGATTCTACTACTTCTGGCGTGGTTTCTTCTATTTCAGGAGCCATATTCTTCTTTCCCGCACCTCATTGTGGTCGGTGCGACACCAAAAAAAGCTCAGAAGGGGTCGTGTCACCTGCCTCTTCAGTTTCAGGGTTCACACAGTGGCCTGCATGTGCCGCGCCTGCTGTTTCCCTTCCAAGCTCAAAGTCAATACCGCATCTTCGGCGGTTTTTTTGCCGGTCGTGGTTTCTTCTTAGGTGGCATACGTCCTCCGCTTGGCCGGTTTCCGCGATTTGCCTGCCTTGCTCATCGCAATAGCGACGGCCTGTTTTGGTTTATAGCCTTCACCTCGTAATATCCGAATGTTACTACTCACCGCTTTTTTGCCCGAACCTTTTTTGAGAGGCATCGTGTCTCCTAGAGAATTGGTGGACCTGGAGGGGGTCCCATCGGCGGTCCCTCTGGTCCCATGGGGGGTCCTTCCGGAGCCATAGGGGGTCCCGGCGGTCCACCCATGCCCGGTGGTCCTTCCGGCGGCATCATGCCTGCTTGTCCCATCGGAGGAGCAGGCGGGGCGGTCATGGCTTGACCCATCGCCGTATCCACGGCCACTTCCAAATCGGCCAACTTCAGCAGACGCTTGGTTTCTTCCTGCGCCATGGCAGTACCACCCGCGGCGTCAATCTTCATAATTTCCTTGATTAGTTCCATGCGCGTGCGGGTAATCTCCGCTTCGGCCTGAATCCGCGCCACCCGTTCCTTGGTCTGGTCGGATTCTCTGGTCCGAGCCAAGTCTTTCTGCGCCTTGACTTCATCCATTTGAATCGTCTTGTCCAGCTCCTGCACCCGTGCAGTCATCTGCTGAATCAACTCGTCAGCCTGCTGAAGCTGCTGTTGGACTTCGGGGGGAATCGGCGGCTGCTCCTTGTCGCCTTGGAGTTCCGGAGGTAAGGTCTGGTTGAGGCGTTTCGAGATTTCCTGATTGCCTGGTCCGTCAATGTTCTTCACCGCAATCGGAGCCATCGCCGCTGCCATCTCCGGCGGGAGGACTTTCATCAGATCAAGCTGCCATGCGGCGGCTTCCTGCCGTCGCGTGGTATAACTCGCGCCAATGGAAATCGCCACGTCGTAACGGCCAGCGCCCCACTGATAGATGCGTTCGATGCCTTGTTCCCCGAGATAGGGCGCACCCATGGTTGCCATCGTAGATTGCGTATCGTCTTCCAGTCCGGCCAGTCGAATGACGCGCCCTGGTCGGGTGTAAATCTTGGGAATTAAATCCAGCAGAATCATGCCCTCGTAGAGCAACGCTTCGCCAAAGTTTTCGTGGTAATTGGTATTGCCTTCCGCCTGGGCTTCTTTGCGTGCCAGAATCGCCCGACCACTCTGATCGGCTCCGCGTCGATTCGGGTCGGTCGCGTCATACCAGCCCGTCGT